TCTATATTTGATTCAGTACCATCGTAGTTGCCTTTTTCATCCTCTGCTGAATTGTCTAATTTGTAATATGCAAGGTTTGTTGTGGGATAATCATTATCAGTTGTAGTTGCAGTATGTACACAAGCGGTTTCTGCGTAAAGTGTGCCTACTTCTGTTGAATCTAACGCTTTGTTGAAGATTCTGATTTGGTCTAAACTACCCGTAAAAAAAGAACTTCCATTTTTACCCCAATTATATGTTTTATTCCCCGTTGGTCTGCCTGAAATTGTTGCAGAATCAGCCAAAGTCCCATTTTTGTAAATAGCCATATCCTGACCACTAAGCGTAACTGCTATGTGAATCCAAGTGTCATCCTCCCAAGTAGCAGAAACAGAATTTGCGTAGTTATTATCAAAATAACTAATACTGTTTAGAGGTACTCTACCATCAGTAATGTAATTTTTATTTATAAATATGCAGTTTCTGTTAATACTTCCATCACTTGCAACATTATTTCTATTTCCACCCTCCGAATCACTTCTTGCATTTATCCAAAAAGATATGGTAAGTGTTGTCCAATCTATTGATGGTAAAACTATTTTACTACTACTTCCATTAAACCTTGCACCTGTATTTATTTGACCGCCTACTCCAAAGTCAACATCAGTAGGTGTGCCATTATAATATCCACTTGCATCACTTGCATCATAATCCAAAGAATATAAAGCTACACCTGCACCTTCACTTAATGGATTGGTATTGGATGCGGTATCTGAAGTTTCAGCAAAAAGTGTTGCAACACCCTCATTAGTAAGTGCTCTATTAAATATCCTAACTTGGTCCATTTTTCCATCATAATGATAAGCTGTGGAAGCTTCAAAAGAACCTAAATATATAGGTTCTGACGTACTAAAATAACTGTTATTGGTTTGGGACTGCGGAGTTCCTCTTTGCACCCCATCAATCCAAAGTATAGGAGGATTAATACCATCAGAACTGTATGCAATATGATGCCAAGTATTATTAGACATAAGTGTAGTAATGGAAACTGATGTTGCATTACCGTTGTTGCCATTGTAATAAATGCTTGCGGTTAATGTTCCTCCAAACATATAAATTGCAAACTCTCTTGTTGAGCCATACTTTGTAATTAATCCTGCTTGATCAGTTATATCAGGCATATTAACCCAAAAAGATAGACCAACTTGACTTAAAGTTGCAAAGCTATTTATTTCTATTTCACTGTTGCTCCCATTAAAACTAGCAGCCTGTCCAATATATGCACCAGTAGATGAGTATGTTATGTTTGTATCACCACCGTTGTAACTGCCTATAGGGTCGTTTGAATTACCATCAAGTTGATATAAAGCTATATTGCTACTGTATGCATTATCAGCACCAAATGCTTGTACTGATTCAGTATTACAAACTGCATCTGCTGCACCTGTATTAATTAATCTTTTGCCTAAAGCCATATTTATTCTTTTTCAGATGGAGGGAAAAATTGTACGTTGTATTGCAATGCAGTCTTATAAGACTTCTTAGCATTTACTTCAGCTTCCAATCTATCTGCTTCTGCCAAAATACTTGCTCTTTCTGTTGCAACATCTGAACCAATAGCAATATCTCTCTCTGATTTTCTTATAACTTGCCAATCTGTAGCCTCTAATAGTTTACCTGCCTTAGATTTTATCTCTGCAATCTTACTTGCTTTGATGTCGGCTATCTTGTATCTTTTTTCTGTTTCGCCTGTTGGTTTTCCATCTTCATCGACAATATTTACCTCTTGGCTAAAGTCTATATCAGTAACATCATAGGTTACTATCTTCTTATCTGCATCAAAGTACAATCCACCCTTGGTTTGTGTTAGTGAATCAAAACTTGGTTTTACTACATCGTAAATACCAATAGCCTCTAACTCTTCTTTAGATAGATTATTAGCCCCTCCTAAAATATATTTAGTGGGAGTCTTTAGTGAGTTAGGTAAACTCTTGTATGTGGTTACTATTCTACCGTTTTCTACTGCTGCTTTCATAATTATATACTTTGTGAGATTGATAGGAAAAATGTGTTAGCGGCAGTACAAGCAACTTGAATGAAATTTACTGCTCCTGCGGTAGCACTATAACTACCTGCAATAGTGGTAACTGTTATTCCACTGTTAAGTGTCAATCCAGAGGTTCCTCCTGAATCTGTTATGATAATGTCTTTCACATCGCCTATTGAGGCGTTTGTGAAATTCAATTCAATAGATATACTTGAGGTTATTGTAAATACCGCTGCGGTATCAAAATCTAAACTTAATGTTGATGCGGGAGAAACAGCAGAAGATCCTCTTAAGCTGTCTCCAGTCCCACTCTGACCGTAAATGTCAGTAGTCATATTGTTAACCTTTACAAAGGCGGCTCTGAGCGTATCCCCAGTTCCATCATCCGGGGCCGACCCAACTCCTATTGTTTCTCGTGCCATAATTCTATTTTATTATATTAATGTTTGATCTGCTGTTATTAGTATTGTGTCTGCTTTATATGCTGTGCTATCTACCGATAATTCAAGTATATCTGATACCCAACAAGTCGGAGCTGAAGGTACATAAATAGCATCTGTTGTGTCATCTACATCTCCCCACCAAGAAAAACAATATATCCTACCCCAATTTATCCCGTTAGCCATATTACTTCTTTATTCTTTTTAGATAGTTAGTCAATTTTATTATGTTAGCCACTTTAGGCTTGTATGTTTTAATTATATTACCCATCCGCCATATGTTGGGTCTTTATCTGGATACATACCAGTATCCTGCGCTCCGGTATACTCCGGATAGTCTCCACTCTTCTCGTCTATGAAATCAAAAAACCGATTTACATAGAAATCAGCAAAGTCTTTTGCCCTTGCTGTTAAAGAATCAAGCTCACTCTTTGTAAGAGTATCACTAGATTCAGTAGTATGTTTAAATATACCTCCGTTGCTGATTTGATAAGCAGCAAAAGGAATATAACTATACTGACTATACCATATAAGCATAGGTTTAATATGACTATTCAGTAACGTCTTGTATGCAGCATTGGCGGAATCGTCAAGAGTTCCGCCAGTGATCAAACTTTGTATCTTCTCGTATAACTTAGTACCCAAAAAGTTCTGTATGTGTATGTCCTGGGCCACCTCAACAAATTGAATTAGCTTATCTGTGTCTAAAGCTCCGTCTATTATAGACTTCCGCTTTAACTCCGTCATTGTTATAAATAATGCCTTACTCATCTTCTTCGGTAGGTTTTTCCTCAACAACAGCCTCAGAAACGCTCTCAGAAGCCTCCTGCTGAACGATCTCCTCTTCTTGGACATCCTCTACAGCAGAAAGTTTTTCTCCCGTCTCCTCTTCTCTCTTGATCTTAGTCTCTATGTTGTCTAGTTCTGTAAATTCTATTGGTTGTAGGGTAACAAAGTATAAATCCAATGAAATGTCGTTATATAGCAACAATTCTTTGAATGCATCGAGTAGCATCTGCTGAAATGGTCTAATTACCATATTATCCATCAAAATAGATGCTGTTCTAAGCTCTTCAGCGTTATTTCCGAACCCAGTGTTGTCTTTTATTCCTAAAAGGATAGGAGATACTACTCCGTGACCTATCATTATCTTTTCTCGGCTTTCTTTGGCCAAAAACTCATATTGAGCGTGTGCATCCGGAAGATTTATTGGGTCTATGTTAGATTGGTTCTCTGAACCATCATTAAAAGCCAAAATAAACCGTCCTGCGTTGCTAGTACCACTAAATTTATCGTAAATCTTACGTTCAATCAATTCCTGGACCTCTTCATTAGGTATTCCGTTATTGAAATTGATCAACATACTTGGCTGAAGGCCATTTTGTATGTTTGACAAGTGATAATTGCTCACTTCTTCCTCCAAAGTAGCATATTGAAGGCATCCTTGGTAATCTACGGGTGAATAATAGTAAAAACCAGCCTTGTAAGGCTTAATGACATATAATTCAATACGCTGAGACCTCGTACCATTGCGATAAGTAGGTATCTTCTTAGGTTTGTCACTAGGTTTAATGTTTTTCCAGTCACTATGGTAATAATACGCTTTAATTTTGCCATCTTCTGCTTTCTCAGCTCGCAATGTTTCCATTGGGAAGTGATACAGTCCGGCTATTTCTTTTTTTCTGTTCTTATAGACCACTTGAATGGCTGCTTGGCCAAGCATTTTGTAGTCTGTCACTATTTTTCTTACATCAGTGGCATTTAAAATGCTCTTCATTTGAGCGAACATAAGAGGCTTTTCCTTAGAATCAGTAGCCTCAAGACCTCTACCATAAATCATATCAGAAATACCATTGATACATCTACTATTGGTCGGACTTCCTAGATATCTCTCAATTAACTCACCAAAATAGTTATTATCTTCACCATACTCGACATAAGCATTTTTGCTCTTCTCGACTATTTTAGGCACTTCGTACCCGGTTAGATTTACTACTTTTACATTCTTCATACCATTATATATTGTTGACTACTGTCACCAGAATCACTCTCTGTATATTTCCCGTCATTTATGGTGTATACTGAGTTCGATAAATATGAGTCAGTACAATAAGCTTTGTCCCTAAAAAGTAGGGTTGAACCATTGAATATCTCATAGTTGTAAATACTGTTATCCGATAGAATACTGAAAGTGCAACTAAGGTCAATAAAGTTTCCATTGACAGTAGAGGATAAACCAGTCAAAGTCTCTGACTTATTGGTCCCGTCTTCTGTTATCTTAAGAGATAATCCAGTCTGAGCTGTATTAACCCTAGGCAAAACTTTTATTGTTTGAGCATCAGTACTCGGAAGTAGTCTTATCATACTAATATAACTAAAAAAAGGGTTGAGTGTTTTATATAAAAAAAGGGGCCTCTTGGCCCCTCTATTCTAGTAAGTATCTTTATGCTCGTCCAGGTGTTCCCCTATCTTATCCCAAATTAACTCTCGAGCAATATGCTTCTGAAATTTATTCAGTTGTGTCGATTCGGATACTTGTCCTAATTGACGAAACAATTTTGATACTTTTTTGAGTGTTTTTGCTGAAGCAGTCATAATAAAAATATTTAAAGGTTAATAATATTCAAAACTACTTCGCTTATGCGAACTCTAAATTCGCACATAAAAAAAGGGGCCATATAGGCCCCTCTCTATCACCAGGTAAAAACCTATGCTGGATCTCTCTGAGTAGTTTCAGTAGCAGTAGCTGAAGACATTCCCGCAAAAGGGTTTGCATCAGTTGCTCCATCTACAAAATTAGGTAGAGTTGTTTCGTTGGCTGTTAAAGTCAACGTATATCCATTTAGATCTCCCATCGCTGTCCCGGTAACGGCAGTACCTCCTGTAACTTCCGCTCCGTGTTCTCTTCCAACCAATAGAACTTTATTGTCAAATGTCTGTACGAAAACGTGAGGTCTTCCATAAGTCATTAGCTTAAGTTCTTTGTTGTCCTCCTTAGTCATCTTATGAAGAGTAAGGTTTGTTACTTGCTCAAAGAATGTTGTTCCATTCTCAATAGAGCTATTAATATTTGATTCAAGAGAAGAATTACCCTTAACGTCATAAGTGCTATAATTGAAAGTACCACTAATATCTGTTATTTCATCATTTGACCCAACCGTTACAGTCGCTAAATCACCAAAATCAACAAAATGTACTTTTACTACGCCACCTACAGCATCTTTACACGGTTTTTTTCTTCCCCCGGTTAAATCACAAGCCATATTTTTATAGTATTAAAAAAGGGTAGGCAGGCTCAAGGCTCACCTACCCTCTTATATTAAACAATTGTTCTTATGCGTACAATACGATGTCTCCGCCAATGGCGTGCTGGATTCCAGCAGTAAATCTGACAACGACTCTCACATTCTGACTTCCATCGATGTCAGCCATATCAATGACTTTTACTTCGTTAGTGTCAGACAATAGACCAGTTCCAAAGAACAAGTTTGACTTCTCAGCAGCTACCATTTTGTCGCTACCCATTCCGCTTGCAAGCTCTATGTTGATGCCATCAAAAGTTAAAGCACCTCCGTTGAACCACTGAGTTCCTTTAGAATCTGTACCAGCAGCACCTACGTTGCTAGCAAATCCACCCAAAGCTCTTACATAAGCTCTATAGATATTAGGAGCAGCATAGATAGTTAAGTCTTCAGCACCGTAAACAGCAGAAGGAATTGCATCCACTACAGCTCCGATTTGAGCGATTACATTAGAAGAAGTAACAGTTGTAGCAGTTACGTCATTAACGTCACTGTCAGCACCTAGAGTAGTTTGGAATCCGTCAAACTGACCTTCTGTGGCGTTAGTACCAGCCCAGATGTTAGTTTCGATTCTTTGTGCTACTTTAGAAGAAACGTGTGCAAGTAAGAAATCAGAGAAGCTAGCAGGAAGATCAGAATAAGCTGAATACCCCATAGAAATTGCTTCCCAATCGGACACAAAATCCTTCTTACAAAGTTGTAGGTTAACTTGAAATTCTTCTGGTTGAAGAACTCTTTCAGTCAATGTCAAAGTAGATGTAGCAGTAAAGTCACAAGTGCCATTCTTGACGATATCGTCAGTAGCCACTTTCTTCATTACTTCTTTATACTTTACATTAGGCTTGATCGTGATCAACTCTTTTGAAAGAGTAGATCCGCTTAGTAAAGCAGCAGAGATATACTTCCCTGCAAACTCACCAGCATAAGTAGTAGTAATTGATGTAGTTGTTGCCATTTTTGTGTTTATTTATTAAATTTGCTCATATTGTTCAATACTCGATCCAGGGTAGTCTGAGTTCTTCTTTGAGCAAAAAGATTCATTTCTACTTCTGGCTTTGCTTCTGGGCTGTGAACCATAGGCTCAACTTCAGCCTCTACAGCAGCTAATTCCTCTTTAGGAACTTCACTGTTATACTTTTCAGAGGTAGATTTTATTTCACCCATAAGGCTTTCTACCATAGCTTTAAGTTCAGCAAATTCTTCTTTAGTGGCATATAGCTCCTCATTAGCGTCTACCTTTTCGTTTTCTAAAGACTCGTCTGATGAATCTTGATTTAGTTGTTCACCTTCAGATAACACAACTTCCTCCCCTTCTGGAGTTTCGTCTACTTTCTCTACCACTTCTTCAGCAGCGGAAAGTTCTTCTTGAGCTACTTCTTGATCCTCAATTTCTTGAGAGCCTAGAAGAACCTCTTTTAGTTTTTCTACAATTTCTGTCGCTTTCATAGTTTAAAATATATTAATATTACCAAATTTGAATCTAGTTGTTGTATTTTTAACCTAAGTCTTCTATTACCCAATAATATCCTGCATCACTATTATTATCAATCATAGTTTCTTGATTAGGACTTGATACCGCAGTCCCCGCTACGCTAGTGATCCCTGTAAATACCATTTTATAACTTGTCCAATTGGAAGCATTACCTCCATATGGACTTGATGGTACGCTGCTTAAATCATCGGGTGTGGTGTAAGTAAATGTTCCTGTAATTGACCTGTATTGTGCTAACAAAACGTCAGAAGGACTGTAAAAAGATATTCTTGCGTTTCCTAAGTTAAACGTAGAACCAGCACTCGTAGTCTGTCCCGCTATTACATCCCCTAACTGACTCATTAAAGCTAATGCATTTGTTTTACCCGTAACAGGGTCATTAGCGTAAACGCTAAAAGCATATGTGCTAGTACCAGTATTTATTATAGGCTCTAGTTCTACATAGGTACCAGATGATGGTGTTTGTTGGTTAAAATACAATATAGGTAATTGTGTATCAGTTGTAGTACAAGCAATTGTTTGACCTGAATTAGTATATCCACTTGGTACAGTTATATTAACTGTAAGTGTGCGAGTTGTTTCAGTTGTTACAGTTGCAAAACTTCCAGGACTCATACTATCAATAGTACCAATGTCTACTGATACAGCAGATGAATTGTACCTACCGCTTGCATAAAGATCAAATCCTGAAATAGTAACCTCACTACAATCAAGAACATTGTAGGGAGGTTGTGTTGCAGTTGTCGTACAAGTTAAAGTGCTGCCTGTATTGAAATATCCAGCAGGAACTGTAATATCTAAGCTTAATGTTCTTGTAGTATTTACTGTAACTGTGGCAAATGATGAAGGACTACTTGATGTTATAGTGCCTATATCTACAGCAGGTTGCGTTATTGCACCATTTTCATCGACTGCAAAACCGCTTATAGTTATGTCTGAACACGCTAAGGTAGGAGTCAACGGCTGTGTAGCCGTTGTGGTACAATTAAGTGTTGCTCCTGTATTAAAATATCCAGCAGGAACTGTAATATCTACATTTAAAGTTCTTACAGTATTCACATCTACTATTACAAATGAGGTTGGACTTGTGCTAGATATTGCCCCTATATCAGCAGTAGGAAGTGTAATTGTTCCATTTTGAGCTACTGCAAATCCAGATAAAGTTATATCACTACAAGAAAGCGTAGGTGTTGCTGGTTGAGTAGCTGTGGCTGTACACTGTATTGTTGTCTCTGCATTACTATATTTTCCAGGGACTAAGATAGAAACTGTTAAAGTCCTTTCAGTAGAGGTATCAACAGCAGCAAAAGAGGCTGGTGTTGTAGCAGTTATAGTACCTATGTCTGTAGTAGGCAATGTAATTGTACCATCTGTTGCTACACTAAAACCACTTAAGGTTAAGTCTTGACAGCCTAAGGATGGGGCAGACACACTTCCAATCCCCTGGTTAATCAATTCACCATCACAGCACTTCCTTGAGTATGTCTTGCCATCTTTACATAGACACGCTCTTCTTGATCCTCTAGGGCTTGAATAACTTCCTCTTTTGCTTCTCATTACTTGCTAGACTTCGGATGTTTCTTTGGTAATAAATCGTAATCTGTTGTGTACTTTGGATTTTGAGGTCTGCCGTTTTTAATTAAGTATAAAAAGGCATTAGTGCGTGCAAAAGCCCACTGAGAAGCTGACTTAACATTAGGACTGTGACTTGTATTAAAAGCTCCAAGCCCACGCTGAAAAACAGAGGCAAGCATACCAACAGTGACACCATAACCCAGTTTTTCTTTATATTTTTCATTAAATTCATTTGCTTTCTTTTGAAGTGTTTCTCTGTCTTTTGCAGAGACTTTAGCTCCAGTTTTACCCGAAGCATCACCTTTAGCCGTACCCTTGCCCTTTGGGCTAGGGTTAGGCGTATCGGACTTAGGGGCTTTAGGGCTTTTTCTAACCCCTCCCTTTGGTCCAATCTCGGCCATATTGTGTTTCTCGCAAGGCATATACCAAGTATCGCCTTCGTAGTCGTGGGTGTGATATCCTTCACACCCTATATCTTTAGCTGCTTCTTCTGCCTCTTCTATTGTAGAGTATGCAGCTCTTCCGTCTATAATTGTAGATGAAGCCTCTATTGCGTTTAGTCCTTTGAGTTTAGAAGTAACCCAAGTCAGCATACTTTTGCCTCCCCATAGTAAATAAGAAATGGTTCCGCAAGCTTCTGAGTTGCTAGAGTCGTAATATGTTTCTGCTCTAGATAAATAACTGTAGATCCTCTTGAGAGTAGGTAGTGTAAATTTAGTATTTCCCTTTGCAATTTGTTGTCCTCTGACTTTTCCCACTTGGGTAGCACAACGATTTCCAACTTTTTCATTTAGCTCTATACCTCTTTTAGCATTGTTGACCGCAGACTTTGGATATCCTCCATAAGATTCTAGCTCTACCTCATCAGAAAGTTCTGAAATGGCTTCTAGCAATTCGTATTCTGCATTTAGCTCATCAACGCATTCATCATAAAAAGACTCTGGTAAAATATCTTGAGGGCCTTCATCAGCATTATCTGCAAAATAGCCTTCTATAGAAAAGCCGTGAACTTCTCCGGCTTTTACTTTTTTCCATACGTCATCATTATATACCTTCATAGAAACCATCCAAGTTCCTACTGGTACATCAAATCCATATTTTCTAGATTTATCTTTCTTTTCGTCTTCTACAAGCCAGCTTTCCACGACAGTCATTCCATCAAGCTTTTCGTTATGCTCTAATGTAGAGTTCGATTGATAACCTCTTTTAAGGAAAAGCTCTGAAGCTTTTCTTACAGTGTCTACAGAGAAATAAATAAAGTAATCTCCGTCTTCTCCCCTTCTTAATATTTTCTTGTTAGGGACCAAAGCTGCTCCCATCAGTATACGCTTTTCACCGTCTACTTCAGCAAGCATAACTGGCTCTTTCTTGAGAGCAATAAAGTCTTCCTCTATAGCTGGGTTTTCTACTACTGAGATAGCTTCTATCCCGCTAAATTCGTTTTCTTCGTCTATAATGAGTTCTATTACTTTCTCCATACTATTATAACTGTTTATTTTAACTGTTGTTTTATTATCCTATTGTAGCAGAATTTATAATCTTGTTATCTAAGTCTTGTTGACTGGTAACTTCACTACCGACAACAAATGCTTTCAAAGGCTGATTTCTGCCTCTGGCAATAGCTTCCCCTATTTGATTTACGTTAGATTGGCCTACTACATTGAATATTGGGGCCGCTTGACTTGTTCCAGCCCCTTTAGACGCACTTAATGTACCTGCCCCCTTTGACCCTGGGACTTTGACGGCTAGTATATTCTTAACGTTAGCTAACCCCTGCACAACCGCTGCCGCTGCTAAAGCAAATCTAGCTACAGTAGGTAATGTTTTGTCAGTTAATGCTGCGTTTGCCCCAACATAAGCATCCATTGTGGCTGTTGCAATTGCAAAAGCCTTACCCGCTGCGCTTTGTTCCCCTAGAAAATTAGCCATACTATTAGTAAATTCAGCGATAGCAGCTATTTCTTCTAAGTAATTATTTTTCTTATTTTCTGTTACGCGGTTATCAGATTCGATGAGTTCTGCATTTAATTCTGTCTTAAATTTTACAAGATCAGAAAACCCTTGAGCTTCTATTTCATTTGCAGTTTTTTGCCTCTTCCTATCTAACATACCAAAAGCTTCATTAGCAGAATTGTTTTTTTCTAAAAAGGAAAACAATAAACTTGCTCTTTTATTATTGGCATCTTCTTGTACTTTAAATTCGTCTATCGTATTTTGTATTCTTTTCTTTCTTCTATTTTCAGCTTCTTCGTCAGTTCTCCTAACAGCCTCCCCTCTATTGTTTGTGAATAATATAAAATCATCCGCTAAAGACTTTTCCGCTTCAGAAACAGCCTCTTGTTTCCTTAAAGAAATATCTAATGCTTCAACTTCTAGTTTTTCTAGTTCCTTTCTGATAGCTTGAGCTTTTGCTAATTTTCTTAGTGATTTTATTTTATCCTCTATTGCATCTCTAGAAGCCTGTGTTAATTTGCCATTCTCGTCTACTTCTGGATTTAAATCCTTATATCTTTTGGTTATTGCAAAAAGTGTTCTTTGTAATTCATCTCCACTTAAATTCCCTCTATCGACTAGCTTAACAAAAATATCTAAATCTGCTGCGGTCTCTGTAAAAGAACCTTTTAGTGCATCTAAAGACTTTTTAAGCTTCTTACTATTCATTTCACTTTTTTCTAATTTAGCAATGAAAATATTAAATAGAACAATAAGTCCCAATGGGCCTAGGAAAGCTTTCCCTAACTGCTTGATTCCACCAACTACACCCCCAGAAGTGGCAATAAGAGTAATGAATAATGTTGACAATTGGCTTATGTTGTTAGCCATTGCTGTAAAGCCATAGTTGGAGTCAGATATAGTTCTACTAAGTTCTACAAGGGTTGCTCCAGCAAGACCAGTCTTATCAATCATATTCTTTGAAGACTTGCTAGTCTTGTTCATCTCAGCGGCTTGCTTTTTTAAATCAACATTGACTTTATTGATAGCGGTATCTAAGCTTACAAAGTCTTTGGTTAACCCTTGGACTTTAGCCTTACCTGCATCATTTATTTCAAATATGAATCTTATTCTATTGTCGGCCATATTTTCTACGTTTAACTGTTTCTCTCATCTCTTTAAATGTTTCTGGAGCCTTATGACTTCCTTTTGCAAACTGAATTAATTCGTTTGCATCATAATAATCCATAAGTTGTAACCCCTCTATAACTTGCTTTATCATACTGTTCTGGTTGTTAAATCTACTGTTACTGCTGTTGTGTCAACCCTAACAACATCTTTAGACACGTCTGTCGCTATATCAGAGAAGTTGTCGTTGTGAACAAAAGGTTCTGATGTCCCGTCAGGATTAAGAACCTCGTCTGTTCTTTTATTCAACAATTCAAGCTGAGTAAGCCCAGTCACAAAATTTGTTGTCATTTGATTTATCCGATATTCAGTATCAAATATTATAATAGTGTCATTAAGTTTTATTTTTATTAACTCATCAGCTGGTATATATGCTTTGAATTTAAATAGACGACTTTCTATATCGAATATATCTGTTATGTAATTTCTATAATGTTCATTGAATAATGTCTTCTCAAAGGGGACTAGGGCAAATTCATTTTTCTCTGCGTGAAAATTAATATTATTACTATCTGTGAGTAATACAGAATTTGAAGGCATATTAACTGTAGATATTAATTGACTAGACCCCGTTTTTACAACTTCAATTTGAGTTTCAGAACCAAAACTTAAGTCTGTATTGTTTACGTTATAAAACAATAATGGCTCTCCCACTACAGGATTTTCGTTTTCATCAACAGAATATCCCCATTGCACTCTAGTTTTGTTATTTGGATCTGAAGCATCGTCTTGATCAAAAAGCCTATTAAACAATTGATGTTCTATAGGAACACTAACAGTATATTCTTCTCCTATTGAGTTTTCTTCAAAAACCTCTTGGTTGTTTGCCGCTGGCCTAGTGTACTTTATAGTACCCCATCCTTTTTTATTTACATCCTCATAATTTTTAGCAAGTATTGTATTCCGGCCTTCGTACTCAAAAGTTACACTTTTAAAAGGGTATGTTGGAGTTATATTGTGATCTGTTGTATCTACATATTTTGTTATATCTATTTTAGACCCTTCAGAATAAAATTGGTCTAGTGTTTTTATATTAATCTTGTCTGTAAGTGGATCTATTTGAGCTGTAAGATTAAACATTTTAAACAAAGATGTTAGTATATCTAATATCTTCATTTTATTAGGCAGAAGTTGTGTTATGTTTATTTTCTTAGTTGTAGTAATACTGATCGAGGCATCATAAGAAACAGCTCTCGTGGCTACCAATATATTAAATATATTTATATTAGGAGCCCTATTTTTTTGTATTTTAAAGTTTATAGTAAAGTCATTAGCACTAAAGGTTTCAATGTAGAATGTATAACTTCCTGTTGCAAGACCATAAGTACCAAAAGTCCTTGGCATAATCGTTGTTGGAATCGTTGATCCGGATAGATTGTCAAATCTTCTAAATTCTTCATTGTCTTTGTAAACAACAAAACTGTAAGGTGCCGTGAGATTAGTTGGCGTTATCCTAGTTTCTAAATAATATTCTACTTGTTTTTCATCAAAGATATGTAAAGCTCCATTGTTTGTGGGAGGTAGATAAAAGTCTGTTAATCCTTCTTCGCTGGTGTCACCTCTAGCAGCAGTAAATTCGCTACCTTTAAGTTTGTGAGAAATAGGTTTAAATTGCTCTCTATCCTTCATCTGGCCCTTCTCTTTGTTTAACCATAAAAATAGATTATAGTATTGCGGATTAGAGTCCCTGAAAAAAACATTACTAACTGAAAGGGCTGATCCTGTGTCTGTAGTTTTAGCAAAATTTATATTAGTGAATTGAGCTTCGATTGCATTTATAATAGCATCAACTCTTATGGCTGGTTTAACATCATTAATATCTAACCCTTTTTGATTGTTATTGGGATATAAATTATTCTCTTTACTTGGAGAAATCGAATCATACTTTAATGCTTTAGACACAGCTATTAAAGGAACTAATAAAGCACCAGTGTTTGTTACTGAATTTATGGTTATATCTTGAGGAGTCTGAAGTAATGAAAGTAAATTGTCTTCAGTAAAATCAAAATCTACATCTGACAAAAAAGTTAATTCATCTAATTTAGCCTCCCCTAAAGAATCGCTTAAAGTTATGGTGCTGCCAAAAAAAGTAAGCCCATAGGAATATGGTTTACCATTTTTCATATTAACAGAATCTAATTGTATTCGGCCTTTTTTAAATAGCCTATAGTTTATATGTAATTGGGCATCTATCCTTTTAGAAGAATCAAAAGTTAAACCTAAACTAGATGGTAAATCCCTTCCTATATTAGGATTATAAAAGTGTTTAAAAGCCTTGTTATTTGTTTTGCTGGCTGGAACCGTAAAAGACTTGCTATAATCTGCGAATACAGCTTTTATATCCTTAACGTTTTGAATCGTTTGAATTAATTCAATGCTCTCAAAATCGAATAACTCAATTTGAGTGTTTGAGGAAGTCTCTGTTATATATAACTGTAAATCTATTCTCATCTTACTGCATTGATCTTATCAGAAGAAAAATCAAATTGAACGGTATAATTAATTGTTTTGTCATTTACACTGGTAGCATATTGCAATTGCTTTGTTGTGGGTATTGCGGATAAAACACTCCCTTCATATGTAATCCAACAATCTTCACTTAACAATAGCTCTTCTATTGTTTGATTAAAATCCTCGTTAACAAAACCAGTATTTAAGGTCATTGTTGTTAAGCTGCTTAAATTGAATCTTTGGAATTGACCCTCATTAACATCATAAGAAGCATTAGAGTTTATTATATTTTTCTTATATCTATCATCCTCTATTGTTAGGTTTTCTGTAGACTTCTTAAAGAAATACATACACTGAATTACTCCAAACTTATTTATAAATTGGCATTTAATTGGTGTGAACTTAGGTTCACAAACAGGAATTAGGCTTATACTTTTTAATAGTGTAGTTTGACCATTATTATATACGTTTATAGTATATGATGAATTATTTGTGTTTGGTGCAAACGTTACATACTTAACAGCACTTGCAGCAGTATTATCAAAATCTGCTGCTAAATCTACTGTAGTGGGAGTCCCATTTACAGTATATAAAATCTCTATATCGTCTTCTGTAAAGAAAGGGATATCTATAGATGTTCCCTCCGGGGTATAAACATAATTCGATGATATAAGCGCGTGTCTACTAAGTTCAGGATTAGCTCCTTCATTAAAATAACCATATCCGTCAAATGCTAAATAATAAGATGTTGCCATATTATGTTGTTATTGTGGACTCTAATTGAACCCATTTTATATAATTTTTATTGCTATTTAGTGGTGTGTCTACGTTTTTTTCTAAATGTGATTTTATTATATCAGAAAGCTCTAAAATAACATAATCATTCCCTGGCAGAGGCTGCTCTTTTATTGTAAGAATGGCAGTTCCTTTATCTGTGGTTTTTGTTCCTGAATATACATAAACTTCAACCTCAACCTTAGTCATACCGGATTGACTAAACTTTACAAAAAACGGGCTTCTGGTATTTATTTTAGTTTCTGGCATATTACGATGAAGGTTGGTCTGCTGTAAATACGCAGGTTTTTGTGTCGGTTCCTTGAAATCCACTAAATCCGCTAGGAATTTTTATATGTGCTGTTAGCTCTCTAGATATAGGGCTTCCACTTGTATTTGCGGCAAAGCTTGCTGGCGTTGTTTCTGATCCCGGAATAAAATCACTATCTTCTCTAAACACAAATTTAGTTATGCGCGTGTCTGAAGATGATGAAACAGGAAGCGTAACCGTTCCATCTTGGGCTACAGAAAACGAACTCAAATCAGTACAGTCTGGAACATATTCTTTTTCAATAATTTCTTCTATTTGCACCCATTTTACATAATCTTTATTAGAGTTTAATGGTGTATTAGAATTGGGCGTTATGTAATCTCTAATCAATTCAGAATAGTCTATTAAAACATAATCGTTGTTATTTACAGGGAATTTTCTTAACTGATATCTGGGACTTCCTTTGTCCGTAGTTTTTGTGCCTGAATAGATGTATAATTCTATATGCACACTAACTAGGTTTGTGTGCTGATATTTTTTAACAAAAGGACTTCTTACATTTATCTTAGTTGACATTCTTACTTGTTGAGTTTTTAAGGTGCTGTTCTACGTCTTTGATGTAAGCCTCTGATGAATCAGACAAAATAGCTCTCACTATTCTTAACATTGCTAATTCAGATATATTTCTTCCTTGATATCCAAATCTTTTTATAGTTCCCTTTTTCCCTATTGACCGAGCAATTAAGAATGCTGTTTGTTTAGTATTCATCCCTGGGAAGTCTGATATATTTTTTTGCTTCATCCATCTAGCAATAGGCCTGTATGGAGGCTGAGTTTTTCCAGCTGTTCTCCCAAACTGTAAAATATCAAACACAAAGCTTTTTTCTATGCCTATACCTATAGAGTCAGCAGTTTCGCCTACTTTAGCAAACACACTCCTAGCTGTCTTGCCTGTAGCATAAAGCTCATCACTTATCATCTGGTCTCTTATGGCCCTCTGTATCTGAGGCGCATATCTATTCATTACTGCTTTAAGATTTTTTCTATTCACAAGTGCTAAAATTATCGTTAGGCATTTGTACAGACAGCGTTATTCCCCATCCAGCTAATTCATTTTCAAAACGATCCTGGAAAGGCTCAGCTGTAACTTCTCCAGCTACTTGGAGGTCACTATTTTCTAATAGCGTACCTCTTCTTAAATGGCTCTGTAGATCATTTACAACAGCAAGCTGAGTATTTAATATATCTTGCAGGTTATCATTACCATAAAATGAATCATAAGTATTTTCATTCTTGTTTTTGTCGACAATATCCATAGACAATACACTAATGTCTGCTGTCATAACGTAGTCACTAAAGACTACGTTTCCTATGCTTATGTGTGACAATGGAAATATAGTTGTCTTAGTTAAGTCAACCTCCATTATATCACCAAAGGTTACAGTATTAGTGATATTATTGGCTCTTAGCCTGTCTTTAATCTTGTCTAATAAGTCGTATACTTCTTTCATTTTATTTTCTTAATAGCCGCAGCTTCTAATTGATTCTTTTCTTTCTCAAATTCAAGCCAACTTAAGGCTTGCGTAACTTTGAGTTTTGTAACTTCTTCAAATTTGAGGAGGTCTCCTTTAGCGATTGCATAAATTGACTGATACCAACCCCATTTTCTGCCAAAGCTTGCCTCAGCTCCGAGTCCTCCTTCTGAGCCTCCTTCTGTAAATAACCCATCAAATAAACTGACAGTTCTTTCCCTAAACGATAAAAAAAAACCACAGCCCCCAGTGCTACATCAATAGGCATATCTTTCATTACCTCTGAGTATTTATCTGAGCTTTCGTAGTTTTCTATAAGGTACATTCCTCTTTTCTCGAAAGTAATCGGTCTGTATAATACAGCCATAGCTTTATGCATATCACTCCAGTCAGCCATATAAGTGTCTAAGTCAACAAATTCTCCTAAAGAGATGCTATCGAGCTTGGGTATAAACCCAAACTCTACCTCATCACCATTTGGGTCCTTTAATGAGAACCTGCTTATCATAGGAGTCTCTACTTTAAACAACTCATTAAGGTGGTTTATTACAAAGTTGAAGTCAGTAAGCTTCATATTATAGGCTTCCTTTAGAGTCAGCCCACAAAAGACCTCCAGCATTTTAAGATTAAGAAACTCTGGGTCTTGAGCGTCCTTATTATCCTCGGACAACTTATAGAACTTTTGATATTCTGAAAGCTTAATTCCTCTTAGCGACTTGGGGATGTCTATCTTTAACTGCTTCATACTAATATAACCAATATTTAGTATCGGTGTACCATAAGCAGACCAAAACAAAAGATGGAAAAATTAGTTATATTAATATAGAATTGGAATTTTGGGAGTCCCAAACGAACAAAATAGACAATTCGATATCCTTACTGGGTATTAATAAAGAGGTTGAGGGTAACTATGCTTTTATCTGAAAGCTAATCCTCTTTTCTAAATCGGTTGATTTTATTAAACCTGATATATACACCCCACCAAAACCCGTTTTACGTTGATTTTATTAAAGTGGATATATACAACCCCGATTAATGCGTTTTACGTTAAAGCTCTGAGCGGGGCGCAAATCTCCGGATAGGGGTAGGGTACCTGTCCTATGTTTAAGGCCCTTAGACGCGCTGTGAGCGCCTCCTGGGGCCTGTTCTCGTTTGGTTGATTATTTTTAAGGCGCGCGTATACCACAAAAAAAAGCCTCACTAATTAGCAAGGCTTTATAAATTTATTCAATTATTATTTTTGTTCTATTTTGTTAGGTTTATAAATTCAGTTTGTTTAATTCTCTTATAAAATGTTTTATCGTCTGTTATATAATATTCAGCGGGGGCGGTTATATCATATTCAATTATAGACAAAGCCTTTTTAATTGGGTAAAGCTTTTTTATTTCTTTGCTTTGTTTTCTGTAGTGTTCAAACTGTTGTTTTGATTTGCTCATTTTGTTTTGTGTTTAATATTTGGAATAGATTAGTGTTTATAATAAAACCGGTTTTGTCCTCCTTGGCTTTTCGTCCCTTAGCCCTGAGGCCCAATATAACGCCGGCGTGATTTAGCATAACTAGGTCGCTGGTATCACCGTCAACTACTTTAAAGCCTTTGTATCGGGTCGGCAGTTGATCCGAGAAAACCGCGGACACATTAGCCCCGAGGCTTAAGGCCTCGAGGGCCTCGCGCTCATTGTCTTCAGCCCTGGAATAAGTCACAACATAATTAAGCGCGTTAATATACTTTTTTACTTTGCCTAATATTTTGGTATAATCATAGAAGACCGCGACCGGGGCCAGGTCTTCAATATTAAGGCCCGCGTATTTTTTCAATAGATAAATAAAATCCTGGTCGCTGGTCCCGTTTAAACGAAAAGCTATTTGCTCCCCTTTCTTTTTAGCTTTGGCCGTTTCTTTTATTATTTCGCCCGCTAGCTTTTTAATGAATAGGCTTTTATCCTGTATATAAAAATTAGTTTTATTTATGCGCGCATTTTGTACGCTATTAAAAGCCCCCCGGCCGGCGTTATATAAACAAGCCAGCGCGCAACCTTTTGAGGCTTTCGGACATAGGTTTACACCGGTTGAATTTTGGGTATGCGGGGCCAGGTATAAAATAAAGGTTTTAATCTCATTCTTTGCCGTTTTCGCATTGGTATGGCCCGGGCTTAATAGCCGGGCCGGGATAGTATAATTTTTCATTGTATTAATTTTAATAGTTTACGTTCAATAAATGTATAAATAAATTCAGCCGGCAAATCAAAGCTTTTGCCGTCCGCTGTAATTGTGGCCTGTATTACTTCGGCATCATTGGCCCCGGGCGTTTCATTGTCACCGGTCCAGTCTGTTAATAATAAGGTGAAATCTAGCTGGTAGCCGTCCCCTATAAAGGTCTCATATTGTTTACGTTCTTTCATTTCATTTAATTTAATTATCGTCTAAATATTCAAGGATTTGATTATATACGCCAGGAAAATCTCTGTGTAAAATTGCGACAATTTCCCCGTCTGCGTGTTCATTATATATTCTTACTTTTTCCTGGTCCTGGTTAAAATTTATCATCTGTTAATTATTTTATTTAGTTTATTAATATTCTCAATTGCTTTGTCGATACGCTCCATTGAGTCCGCAAATGTATCATTGAAAAATTTATATTCTATCCCGTCAATTTTTGCGGATATAATCCGCTCAAATTTGATTGCCCTATATTGTTTTTTTGACATATTAAACAAAACTAAATTCTTAGCCTTGATTGGATCATATTTTAACGATCCACCTTTTAAATAAGATTTAACGCCAAATCTAAATTTTCCCGCGCCTAATGATTTGTCCTCGCGTGAATAAGTAAGGGAAAAGATTTTTCCGCCTTTTGTCTTTTCTAGTAATTCAAAATAATTTAAAGTTTCCATTCTGTAATAATTAAAGGTTAATAAAATAATTGATAAAATGCCCGATGATATAACCACCAAAAGCAAATAAGTAAAGGTTTGTAATTAGTTTCATTTGATTAAATGTTTTAAAGTTTCTACAAATATAAACATTTTATTAACACATACAACAAATAAAGATAAAAATCAAGCACCCCCCCTACTTTTTTTTTAATTGTGGGCGGGGGATCTTTACAAAATGAATTCTAAACTGTATATAATAGGAACGGGCGCGCGTTATTTACAAAACATTTTTAACATATCCAAGCCCAAAACCTTATCAATAATAAATCTAAATAGTGGATTTGCGGGGGGTACTGCGTTTAAGAGGGTACTGCGTTTAAGAATCCAGTTGCGAGTTCCTGGGCCTACTGCGTTTAAGAATTTCGGGGCCACTGCGTTTAAGAATCTACCCCTACTGCGTTTAAGAATCTACCGGATCACATAAGTGCCACGCTTGGCATTGATCTCTGCAAACTGAAGAGCATATCTCATTGCATCGATACAGTGATTCCACTTGTCTATTGGCCGCTCATTGCGAGCGTGCCATACATAATTGTTCAGCTCTTTGATTATATTCTCTGACTTAGCATCTACTATAATCTCATAGTCCTGCATAAGGGCTATCCCTGAAAGGATAGACCCTTTACCTTTCTTTGCTCCTTTTACATTACAGCCATAAACCTCCCGGAGTTCCTGTATCATCCTAGGCTCATTGTTGTCTGTTATAATTATAGAGTCCAAGGCGTGTCTTATATTCCTTTCCCCTATTTCTTTTGTAGATAGTCCAGGCTTAACGAAACACTCCTGGACCCACATAATCCTATGTTCGGTGTCTACAGAGCATCTAATAAGCGTTGTTGGGTCTGTAGAGAATCCGTAATCTTGTCCGTATACAATTTGATGGTAGTCTTTGAATTGGCCAGTCCTCCAGTTGGTGATCACCACACCTTCAGCCTTGTCAATCCACCCACCCATTATCTGGTGCAGATACTTCCTGGGGTTCTTCTTGCGCATTATCTCTACCTGCTCTACAAATGACTTAGACAAATGTTCTTTATTATCTATATAGCTGGTGTGAATATATGTTACATTATCTTTCCAAGAATTAGATCCTGCTTCTACTCGCTTGGCAGCGAAGAAGCGTTGGTATATCCAATGTTCCTTTGTAGTAGGGTTGAGGATAAGTATACACCTATTTTGTTTATCCTTATCTCTTACAGACTGATCTATCTTATCAAAGCTGTCTTCGTCTATAAGTTCTTCTGCTTCATCCAAGACAAAGGTTGTAATACCTTGTAAGGACTTAAGCGCAGCGGTTTGGTTACCGCTGCTGGTCTTGATACCTTTAAATATTATTGAGCTTCCAGTAGCTGTGTTTAAGATTTCGTCCTTGGTTATCCTGAAGTGTTTAGCAATACCAAACAGCTCAAGCTTCTCCAGGAACTCTGGTATAATAGAAGTAGCAGCAGAGACCATAGTATACCTAGTGAACAGTATCTTATGGCCCTTCTCCATTGTAAGGAAAGCTAGGAAGGTATTTACTGCAAAGGACTTGCCGGATCCCCTACCACCCGTCACTACAAAGTAACGGGTGTCATTTCCTAAAGCTTGGTATTTATCGTGAAGTTGAGGACTTGCCACTAGATTCTTTTGGGTTAAGAACCCCTCTTGGGGATAATTTAGCTGGCTTTACATAATAGCCTAGTATTGGATTAACAAGATAATTCCAAAAATCATCTGGGAAATCTTTTGGATCATTGATCTGTCTCTTCTTGTTCATCTTGTTCTGGTGTTATATCTATTGTGTTATCTATCTCAGGAGCCTGCTGAGTTCCAGCAAATATGTTTGTGATGGGTATATCTAGCTTTTGACCTCCGCTAGTATAGTCTACACTTTCTGTAGGCTTGCCATACTTATATTCAAAGAGCAATTTCATATGGGCGAAAGAGGACTTGGCTTGCTTCGCTAACTCGGCCCAGGCCTCTTCTTCAGAGCCAAAGACCTCCTTCATTGCGTTCAGAGCATAGATACCCATTCTATCCTTCTTAGCTTCATTAATAGCAGCAGGAGTAGCGTTAACCTTATTGGCTAAGAAATGCTTATCTCCCTTCTTCCTACCATTGTTCCTACGACCATCGTTCTTCTTAATGTACTTAAACTCTTTCGGCTTTCTACCCATACTAATATAACTAATTATCTATCAGCGTGTTTATCATACAAGAAATTATAAATCTCCCATATTTTATTAGACACTCCTATCTTCGTATAAACCTTATTAGACCTTTTTTTATGTGCACCCCTCTGTATAATTATATTAAAAGAAGTGAATACATTCTTTACTTTATCTACGCCAACAGGATATATTTTATATCCGTTATTTATACACCAGGAAGCCTTCTTTTGACTTACTAAAGAGTAGTCAATTTTTTCCTTTACCTTTTTCTTTTTTGCCAAGGTTAGTCTATAAATAACATTACTAATAAAATAAGTACGCCTATTAGAAACATTGAAGCTATTATCTCAAACATATTCTTTAGTTACAAGGGTTCTATACTGATTCAGTAGGGTTCTATGCTCGACCAATAGGTCGGCATACTTATTTCTATAATACTTCTCCGGGTTAATATCCCGCTCTGTTGTCTTGGTGCATTTAGCGATAAGCTTATTGAGTTTATCATATACCTCATATAAATTTATCTCATACTCGACAATAACTTCATCAAATATTTTGATTCCGTGAAGCACTGAAGCGTGATCTCTACCTACAGACAGACCTATCTCTCTAAGAGAACAGAGAGTGTGCTGTTTACATAACTTAAAATATACAGCTCTAGCATACACCCTAGCTCTTAACCTGCTAGGATGATTTAAGTCTAGTTCAAGCTCTCTTTCCACAAGGTTTTTTATTTCTTTAATTTTCATATATATCCTTTTGTTTTTCTAATTCTAATTCCACTCTATTAACTTCTAATTGTATTTCTTTTATAGTACACTTATCCGCTTGCTCTAAAGCTTTCTTAACTCCATCACAAGCTTCATATAATTCCAAAGCTTCAAAGTCTTTCATTTGATTTGATATTTCTTGATAGGTAACACCCATAACTAAATCTACCAAAGCAAGGTAGTAATAATTTAAAACCTCAAAGTTGTATTCTTCTTTAGTCATTATATACTTCCGTGTATGCAACGATTATAAACTAAATTCTCAAGATCTTTATTAGATCTACCCACAAAATCTTCTTTGTATCTATCTGTACAGATTTTAACTTTTTCTCCTCCCGATTCGAAGCACTCTTCAGAGGCTTCGTATATACCTATCTCTCCGGTAATCTTTTCAATAACCAAGAAAGTAAATCGCTCTACATTAAACAATTGTCTATATATAAAAGCTTGCATATCATAATGCCACTTCTTTTTAGCGGTATATTCCCAACCTTCTAAAGAGGATGTTGTTTTAAGATCTATTATATGATTATTTCTTAAGTAATCAGCCTTGCCCCTAAAGGGTATTCCATTTATAAGATCGATAGCAGGGACTTCTCCAAGACCATCCTGGAGTAAGCTATTTGCGTACTCACATTTATCTATGTTTTTCTTTAGTGACCTCATAAAGTAAAACTCCTTCTGTAGAAACACTTCTTTGTCACTAGCTTCAGTGGCATCCTTAAATAACTTTAAGGTTCTCTTTTCTACATCCACAAATTCATACTTATGTTCTATCTTCTCTGGTTCTAAAACTAAAGTATGGAATAACCTACCCTCCCTAAGGGCTTGGGTATCTGTTTGTTTCTTTTGTAATGACTTGTAATATGCCTTAGAAGATCTTAATAGATCTTTGCAGGAGGATGAAGATAATGCCCCAGAACTTAAATATCCATAATAGAATAAATCTGATTCCATATTAGATATTAGTTCATCTTTATTCCAAGGTATTCCGTCAAGTAAAGTTATTGTATCGTTGCTCATATATTTTATTTCAAAGCAAGATAATAAACATTTTGTTAACTACGAAATAGATTTAGGTTTTTCTTCGTAATAAGCCTTTAGTAGATATCCATCTATAGGGCTAATGTTTGATATGGATTTATATATAAGCTTACTAATAGATTTAACATCCTTACGTTCGGTTGCGGTAGAATCTGTCCCTAGATTTGTATAGAGGTTACAATCAATCTCTAACAAAGCATCTACCTTTCTCTGGACAGACCAAGTCTTATAACCTACAATCTTTTGTATTCTGTCTCTAATGTTCATATTTGTTTTTTTAACTTCTGTACATATAGAGCTGCATCGAGCAGCTCCTCCTGGAGTTCTGTTAGCCAAAAATGAAGTCCCTCAGAATTATCCTGTAGGGTTGTCCCATACTCCCTTATCCCACGCTCACTGCGTTCACTTATAATATCTTTAACCTCTTCAACAACAGGGTCTGTTTTGATTGGATCTCTCCTAGCTGTTGTGTTGGTGGTATACTTTTCTTTGTCTAAAAAATACTTACTTACTGAATCTCCCATAATTTATAAATATAAATAGCAATGCCTATCGTGAATAGACATATTGCTTACTATCTTTTCTATTTTTGTTGTGTTCTCAAATTGCGTTGTCTTGTTGTGTTTTTGCACAAACCACTTAGGTTCAACCTTAAGTAGATTGAAACAGTATATCCCCTTTGGAGTTGAGCATATATACATAGGGACCTCTAGGTTCTCGTGGGCCTTATCTATCATATAGTCGTACTTACTCTTCTCTATAAGCAAAGTATCATAGTGTGTGCCCCTGCATTTAAGTTCTATTCTATGATTAAAATGACTTGAATAACAATCCCACCTACTCATTTTATGCTCTGACCTTATTAAATCAACATAATTAGAATACTTAATTTGATTAAATAAGTCAGACTCTTTATAATCCTTGAGAGGCTTATTGATTATGTTATCCCAAATATTCATTATACACATCCTCTAGTTTATTGTAGACTCCGTTTATAAAACAGCTACTACAACCAGACATTTCTCTTTTGTCATTAAATATCCTATTATAAATGTCCAACAACTCTCTCTGGATTGTTGGGCTTATAGTAGAACTTGATTTTGCAAAGAATGCTTTGAGGTAATCAAACTCAGGTTCTGTTAAACAATTAGGTTTCTGATAAGGAAACATCTTATTTAACTTTTCCTTTCGGTCATCACATCCGCAGTCCTTACCATTTGCAAACATTTCTACTACCTTCTTTATACCGGTAGCCTTAGTAATCTTCTCTACTGTATCACCAAGGCCTTCTGAGGCCTTTTGGTGATTCTTAACCCATTCTTTATAGGCTTTAGTTCTTTTATCCTTAGGTGCTTCCATAATTAAATTTTATCAAAATCTCCATTTTTAAAATCCTCCCAATCCTCCAGGAGTTCATTAGCAATCTTATTCTTGTAATTTTTACAACTATTGAATATTGAAGTCAAAGATATGTTTGTCTTTGCTGCAATATCCCTCATAGACATATCACTTAAATAATACAATCCAAATAACTTTCTGTCATACCAATAGTCCCAATCATCAACAAGATTCACAATCTTATCAAAAAGCCTATCGTGAGCCTCTATAGCTTCTATTTCCTTGGAGTCATATGTGACTTGATTATTAATATGTAAATAATCTATTGAGTAGTCAGACAAATCTTCTAAGTAAATAGTTCCATTCTTAGCTTTGTAAGTCTTTGCACTCATCCACATATTTCTTATAGTGGTCCAAACATAGAATCTGTTAATTGTACCGGTATCTTTATAGTAAACCTTGCTTTCATCTTTCACATATTTATGGAGCCGAAGATACATCTCCTGAATTAAATCTTCAGCAAGAGAGGGTGGTACTCCCATATTCAACGCCATCGCCACCCAAAGCTCGTGTTTCCTGCCAAGGTCTTCTAGCACTAAGTTTGTATTGGAACGTAAAGAGCAAAGAAACCAAGTTGGACTCTAATGATATCAATAGTCTCTAAATCCTCCCCTCCTTGCACATCAATGTCTGTAAGATAATCTACGCCAAAAGCGAAACCCATTATCCATTCAAAATCTATTCCCATAATCTATCAAATATTTTTATTGCAACCGTAAAAAATACTACACTCCATATTACGGATACTGTTAAACAAATCATTCTAATTAACGTATTCGTTAAGAATCTCTTCATTTTGTTATAAATTTAACATATTGTTGTTTAATAAACAAATTTTACCTTTATGCAATCAGAATCGCTGTAGTACTTCTTCATTTGTTTTATCTCTACAATGTTTTGATCCTGTTCATAAATGAGTCCCTCTAAAGCATCAAAGAATGCTTTATTGAGGTTATCCTGTAAGTCTGGCTTGGTTGTTTTAGGTATCTTACCTATCCTCCTTTTCTTCGGAGTAGCCTTAGGATATGCGTAACTATATTCAATGTATTCCACAAAAATTGGTGTTCCCGCTTCTATTATAACGAAATTATCAGGTAACTGTTCCGAAACTAATGTAACAATGTACTTCTGGTAATCAACAATTTTCTTTGGTTTATATTTGATTCCATTCCTTCCAACCCTAAATGATTGGTGGGGTTGAGCCTTGGTATTAAGTTTAAATTCTAGAGTGTTCATAAGTTTATATAATCTTCTTGTCCAGAGAGGTCAATTTGTTTATCTATATAAGGTATCCCATTTTTTATTCTAAAACTAAACTTATCAAAAGGCTGACCTCTACTTCTCATACAATTAACAATAGTAGTCCCATCATCCTCCTCATCAACCTTAACTGATATCTGGGTTTCTGTCTTCTTTTCAAGAAAAGACCCTAAATGACCCGTAGGCTTCATTGAGTTATAATTAGAGTGAATAACAGTAATGATATGAATCTTTAATTCCTTAGTCCATTTCATTAAGCACTGAACAAGTTCATTGCTGGCATTAATGTCATTAACATCATTTACTAGATCTGCTATTCCATCTATAATAACCAAACCTAGATTGTCTACTCTATTAATATGCCAATCTATGAACTCAAGCCTGTCCTGGGGAGTATATTCTCTTAGTGAGTAGGGCTTGTATGTTTCAAGCCCTCCTGACATTTTATCTATTCTACTAAAAACCCTTTGAGAATGAAATTCGCCTTGTTCGGTATCATAATGGATAGTAACCCTATCATCACTATGCCCAAGCATTCTTTCAGCGTACTTATTAGTACCGGAAATGTAAGCACTTGCCATAAGAGAAACCAAGAAAGTTTTACGGCTCTTTGGGGGAGCCTGTATGAAGCTAAAATTACCATAAGTACCCACGCATATAGGAAGGTCCCTTTCGCCGCCTGTAGACCCCATAGAAATGGCTACAGGAGGGTATTCAACTTCCTTCTTAGGATCCACATAGGCATCCTTAAGAATTTGCTCAAACTTCTTGTTGTGATTTAGCTCTAATTCCTGGTACGGCATTTGGCCTTGTATTGTCTTTTATAATCCCTTCTACTAATTGTCTGATAAAGCCTTGGTGTTCTTCTACAGAATCCCCATCGGGATTCATAAGAAATAAATCAACTGCCAGGGTCTGCTCCCACATTGACCTGTCGGTTCTAATTATTTGCTCTATCTTAGAGATGACACTATGCACAAAGAAGCTTGCTGTAGGTTGTCTATCAACAATCCTTAAAGTAAATACTTGAGCAAAGGCCCAAGTAACAAACCTATATAGAAATTTGTTTCTTTCATTATCTATAACCTCTGTATAATTAATGTATTTTATTATCTCGTTTAAGGCAGCTAAATCTCTATGGGAAGGGTTTATTTTATCTTGCTTTAGTCTATATGTTAAGTGGTCTAGACTTTTGTAAATTTGGTTCATACTTTTGTGTTTAATAAAAAAAAGGGAAGACTTTCGACTTCCCTTTCCCTTAAGATTATTAATTAAAAATCAAGCCCTCCGGTTTCAACTTCTTCCTCCTTGTTTTCTTTTTCTACTACATTAATAGTACCGTCAGTCCAAACAACTTTACCATTGCCCAAGAAATTTCTCTCTTCCTTAGCATCTCTTTGCTCTTTGGTTTGTTCTGCCCAAACAGAAACATTCTTTCCATACTCATTAGTGTTGTCGTAGATTTTAACAGTAACATTTTTATACTTACCGTCTTTACCTTTTAATCCTAGTGATAGTAATGCACTCATAGTTTATTTATTTAATTAGTGATTTAAGATCTTTTAATAGATCATTATTAATAGTGTACTTTCTCATAACAGCAGCAACGTTGCCTCCTCCATCAAGGTAAGATATTACCTTTTTATATTCAGCAGAGTCTTTTACTAGAGCTGGCTTACCAGGACTAGATTTACTGTGATCGTTTGTAGCATCAGCATCTTTAGTATCATCTATAAGTAACAAATTACCTATAGCATACTTTTTAGCGTAGCTAGAAGCAGCTCCAGTTCTCTGGGGCTGTTGCATCCCTTTAGCATCAAAGTCTATAATTGCTTGAGCATTAGACTCAATCTGCATACTAGGGTCTTTAGCATCAATAAGTTTAGCAGTGGATTCAACATACAAAACCCCTCCAACTTCTTTAATCTCATCAGTCATTTTAAGCACGGCTTCGTGCTTCATAGCTAATGGTTTAACAGCCTCCAAGATATCCTCGGCAGATCTGTAATTGTACTTCCCAAAGGCATTCCTTTGGTTCTTCGGAGCCTTAAGCTCCGTTTGAATCATTAATAGTTTCTGTGTAATATTCATAAATTAATATTTAGTAATTTCTCTTAATACAACTTGCTTGTATTCAATAGGGCATTCATCATCACAAAGCTCAACAACATAAGATATTAATCTATCTATCTCATCTTGCTTTTCTGCATTGTATTTGGTTAGTGCCTCAATCCTCGCCTTGTAATAATCGGTCTGATTGTAAAATGGTCGAAGTGTGTTCTTCATATTAGTTAATTTTTATGCAAGGTATAAAAAATAATTAACTAAACAAATAATTAACAAAAAAAAGGAGCTGTAGAAATACAGCTCCCTCAACCAAATTAACTAAACAATTAACGAATGAAAAAAAATAACTTAAAAGTTAAACAAATATATATTTTATTATTAATATAACCAAATCATATCTGGTTTTTGATCATCATTATCTACATAGATAGTCTTCTGATCCCTAGATATAGCTATTCGGCTAAATCCAACTTCCATTAAAGAAGCTATCATTTTATATCTCTTCTTAGAGTTCTCACAACGTATTATCGCAGCCTTACCTATAAGGTGGCTGCTTACACTAGAGTCTTCCCACCGTCTATTCTCAGTGATAGTTCTATATCCAGACACTATCAGAAATTGCAGCTTGCACAAATGTGCTGCTGCATCTATCATAGATAAAAATTCTCTATCCATATACCTCTCACCAGACCCAGGACTATTTGGACTGTCGAACTCTGTAATAAGAAAATGTCTTAATTCCATATTGCAATATAATAATTTTTTATACATTTGCAAAACGTAGCAGTAGATCTACGTTAAAAGCTACCAAACTTCAATAGAGATATTGTTGGATCAGATAACATTGAAAGTTTGTTTTTCTAGGGGGCTTTTTCTTTTCTTTCTTTTTCTTTTACCCTTTTCTTTTTCTTTGTTTTCTTTTATTTAAACATAGCAAGGTAATCGGTGGCCCATTCAAAATGGGGCCACCAGCACTGCGTTTAAATATGTAATGTGTTTAACAAAGTAGTCTATCTACCCTGACCTCGATACTTCTTAGTGTAGTTCTTAGAGCTTTTTAGCACGCTAGTCTTAGACTTAGCGTGCGTACCAGGTCGCTTAACTCTTTTCTTCTTCTGGAATGTAGATTCTGCTCTACGGGCCATTACTGATGCATTTTGTTACCAAACACCTTCTCGACTCCTCGGCTGCCAAAATACCCACCAATTACAATAGTCAATAAGCCTGTAATAGAGTCTAGTGGATAACCTAAGTACCACCCGACAACATAACTTACAGTTAAAAATACTAATGTAAGTGGCCGCACATTTTGTGCGAGCCACCCACTTCTGCTATCAGCAACCCATCTACGGGTCACTCCGTCCATCTCAGCTCTCTCTAGTCGCAGTTTCTCTAATGCTATGTCCTTATCTTCGCTGGACATATCAGAACCGCCTATAATCGCCTCTATTACATTTCCTACCGGAGTGTCCTCTGCTATAGCACCTACAACTTTAGGTATCTTTTTCAGTAAGAATGATCCTACTGCTGTATCTTTAAACTTCTTTTTATTGCTTGACATTTACAATTTCGTTATATAGTATCTGGGCTAATTTAGCTTCATTATGATTATCTATGCAAACGTCTTTAGTTAATTCTTTAAACCTCTTTATTTTTTCCTTTCTTGCACTTGCACAACTCATCATCGTTGCAACAAGTAATATTGTTATTACTCTCATTTTGTCTGTTTGTTTGTTGAAGTAGTAAAACTTCAGTTAGTTTGTCGATACTTTTGCGTATCTCCTTTAATTCATTTCGAAGTCCATTAGACTTCACTTTTATTTCATTCATCTATTAAGGTATTGCCTACTGTTGCACTAATACGTCCAGACAACATTTTGGTCCTTGTAGTCATCTGAGTCAACGTGGATGAAAGTGTTGGCAATGCCAAACCTTGTGAACCCTGCGTGTATAAGGGCTTCAAGGATAAGCCATCTTTCTCTTGAACCCTGTATTGCGATATCAACTGCCTTTCCCACAAGATGGCTTGAGTTCGATTTTCCTCCAACTTTTTGGTTATGTTCGATAGTTCGATATCCGGAGTTAATTTTAAAGGGAATCCCTGCAATGTGACGTGCGTGATCGAGCATTGAAAGGAACTCAGAATCCATATACTCACCAGAGTGAGGAACATCCGGGGATGCAAATTCTTCATATTTGAAATGTTTAAGACTCATTACTACATTCGTTTTTACATCCACACTTACCAGATTTACAGTCGTCATATTGAAGCGTCTTATTCAGTAGTAATCTATCTATAGTGTCATCTTGTAACTTAATAAGCATATTTTCAAGCATATCCTTAGCACTTATAAGCATTTCAATCTTCATCTCTAAGTTACTAATTTTTTTCTTAGCAGCTTCTAAATCGTCAGGATTACGACCAGTTATGGAAGCTATTACCATAGCGATTGAAGCAGCTATCATACCTATTAAAGTATTTACTATTTGACTGTTTTGTTCAGGTATAGTATATTTAGTAAGATAGTATAGGATAATTATTACAAGGAAGAAAACAATTAAGCTTCCTACATAATGTCTTATATCTTTAGCTACTCCGTTTGAGGGCATCTTCATTTCTTTAACGCTTTATAAATCTGTATTACAGTAAATGTCAAGGTTGCACCCATTACAAGCATTTGTAAGTATGCATTAATCTCACTTACACTAAATGCCAAAGCAAATAGGTTTGCTGCGTATAGTCCAAATATCTTCAAATCTTCCATTTTATTTAAATGCCATAAATAAATATGTGTCACCATTTCTATTAAACTCATTGTCAGCACCATACTTTAGTCTAAAACCATCACTTTCAAAATCCATCAACCAAAATGTTGTAGATGTGTATTCTGCCGTACTTGCATTTGCTAATATTGTATGGTAAGATGTGTTTACTGGGTCTCTTGCAGTATCGTGAATTAGCCAACCAGTATTAGTTCTGTCTATATTTTTAAGCATTACAAAACTTGGCTTAAATCCATTTGAACCTGTTGATGTACCATCATCAGTTGTGTAAATTTTATTGTCAGTTGTACCATTACCTTCATAGGTTGATATTCTGCTTAAACCACTTTTTTGAGCAAAACAATACGCTATAAATTCATTTGTTGAATTAGTTTCAAAATGATTACCTAAAGTAAATGTATTTGTCTGTACACTTTTAACTCTATCTCTTGTTTGCCTTAACTCTCTCTCGTTTAAGTATAAGTTTTGTCCATCTCCAACAGTGCTACCACCTACGCACCAATAATTATTACTATCTAAATCTTTCACTATAACTATATTAGGTGCAACACCTAATCCGTGTCCTACTGTAGCATTATCAGTATTATTACCTGTATATTTCACAATACTAAACCCTGCGGCAGTATTTGCTGAAACTATACAATTAGCACCATTAATAGTACCATCATTATTTTGTTCTGTCTCTCCACCGCCTTTCCAATTCCAAGCGACATAATCATCTCCGTTTATATTTACATAATTACCTCCGCTACTATTATTTCCAACAAAGAAACCATTAGCTTCTAAACTTGTTAATTGGTCTGTGTAGGTTGTGGTGTCAACAGTAGCAGTATTACTACTTAAAACCTTTCCTACACCTCTTACTGAATCTATAAGTGCGTGAAAATAATTACTTGAACTACTTCTGTTTTTTATCCATACCAACCCTCCGTTAGTTTCTAAATCTATTCCTACATTAGAAATGTATTGATTTGCACCTGTACCCTCATACAACACCGCTTTAAAGTTAGATGTATCTACTTCAGGTTTTTCGTTGTAAAGTTGAGTAACTTGACTTGATGAAAGGGCAGTTGAATAGATGCGTACTTGGTCTATTTTTCCATTCCAACTTGGAACACTTGATGCTTTTGGCACATTTCCTATTTCAAAATCTTGACCATTATTAAACGTAGTGTTTGTGGTTGAGTTTGTGCCAACAGAATATCCATTAATATACACCACATAACTACCACTATTCATAGATACTGCAAAATGTGTCCAATTGCCTATTGAAAAATCTCCTGTACTTCCGACTGTATATTCCCCCCCTGACTGACCATCAAAATTTAAAATAATTTGACCACTTGAATTAACGTAAAAATAAAAATCTTCAGTTGTACTATTCCAATTGCCAAAAACCCAATTTCCATTAGAATGTAAACTTGATGGGTTAAGCCACATAGAAATAGCTAAATTATTTGTAAATGATGCAATACCTGTTTCTATTCGACTACTTCCATTAAACACCGCAGCTTGACCAAACCGCCCAAACCTGTATTCTATATTTGATTCAGTACCATCGTTAGTGCTTACTGAATCCTCTGCTGAATTGTCTAATTTGTAGTAAGCGACTGCATCACTACTACCATCTGCTAAAGGAAAGTAGTTATCAGTTGTAGTTGCAGTATGTACACAAGCGGTTTCTGCGTAAAGTGTGCCTACTTCTGTTGAATCTAACGCTTT